GTTTGAACGCACAAGGACCGGAGTGGGAACAATTTCAGGCTCACATTACAAAATATGGTAAAGACCGTATTTTGGCTGGTGATTATAGCAAGTATGACTTGCGCATGCCAGTTCAATGTACCCTTTCCGCTTTCAGTATCTTGATCACGATAGCTGAAGCCACGGGGAATTATAGTCCAGGAGATCTGGCTATTATGCGGGGTATTGCCACTGATGTGTGCTATCCCGTTATGGCGTACGACGGTACGCTCATTCAATTGATTGGATCTAATCCCTCTGGACAGAACCTGACTGTCTATATCAATTCGATCGTTAACTCCCTACTAGTTCGGGCTGGCTTTTATAGTATTTACCCCAATACTACGCTCGGCTTTCGGGATGTTTGTGCCATAGGCACATATGGTGACGATGTTAAGGGCTCTGTCAAGATAAATTATGACGAGTTCAATCACATTACTTTCGCAGATTTTCTAGCGAAGTATGACATGAAGTTTACCATGCCTGACAAAGAGTCAACCCCTGTCCCGTATATGCGGGATGAGGATGCGGACTTCCTGAAGAGGAAGAACGTTTATAACCCAGAAGTTAAGATGCACTTTGGCGCCTTGGATGAGAATTCTATCTTCAAGAGCCTACACGCCACACTTAGGTCCACAGCTATTTCCCCTAGGGAATTAGCCACAGGAAATATTGATGGCGCTCTACGCGAATGGTTTGCCCATGGTAGAGATATTTACGAAATGCGCCGTACACAAATGGCGCAGATCGCACAAGAGCACAAACTTCCGTGTACGGAAATTCACTTGGATTATGACAGTCAGTTAGCCAAGTGGAAGACCAAATATTTGGAACCTCAGAGCGGTCTTCAGCGAATGACTAAGCTCGAGAGGCAGACAAATGTCAATTTTGAACATGTAATTAATAATATACCACATACATTAGTGGCACGAGAAGCCCCAATACTCCTCCATGTAATTGCTGAGGTGGACTTGGTTTTCCGTGCCCATTCATTTCATCAACACTTTATATATGTAGAAATTAAGAACAGTAAACATAACCGTGCTAAAGGCCATGATCAGATTAAGAAAATTGTAAGAGCAATGGGGATCATGTCGCCTAATCATACGCACATAGGGGTTTATTGGGACCCTTGCGGGTTCCAGTGTGTTTCTATGTCGGGGAGACCTGACAGATTAGATTGGGACCCCCTCCCATTCGAAAAACCGTCGTGGAGAGGACGTTAAAACTCTTTACAGTTGGTAGTGCTGATTTACCGTTGCTTTGTACATAACAGGAATGCACCCAACTATATATTGACACCATTGTACATATATGTGTCCCCATTTGGTGATTTCAAGCCTTGAGTTTAGCTTGATGTCTATACCTTTTAAACTTTCCAATACCAATTTTCAAAAGACAGGAGACGCTTCTATGCAAAAGTTCTCCCTTTGTAATGTAGCTGACATTTTTCAGTTAGAGATGGATTTCTCGGATTTTCAAGCACAATCGGGCTTGGAGATGCAAAATTTTTCCGTTGCTGAGCCGGGTAAGGATTTGAAGTCGCAAATTGTGACATTTTCAGACCAAAACCCAGCTTATAGCTACACGGTGGACAGTGCTCCAGATTCTACTTATGGAGTTGCTGACATGGATGACGTTGGGCTTGAGAACTTTTTCTCACGTCCCATTAAAATTGCGTCTTACTCGTGGGGCACTGGTACAGTGCTCTTTGAGAGATTTAATCCATGGACCCTTTTCTTTGAAAATACCAGGGTTCTTAACCGTCTTAGTAACTATTCGTTGATGAGGTGCAAATTACACCTCAAGATTATTATCAACGGTAACGGCTTTCACTACGGACGTGCTCTTTGTTCGTATAATCCGCGCCCAAATGTCGACCAATTTACAGTCGATCGCGCATTTTTCACACAGGATCTAATTGCCGCTTCACAGCGGCCTCATTTTTATTTAGATCCTACAACATCTCAAGGAGGAGAAATGTTGCTCCCGTTTTTCTGGCAGTTTAATAACTTGTCCGTTCCTGATGAGGAATGGCGCCAGATGGGAGAGTGTATACTACAGAGCATGCAGCCTCTTAAGCATGCTAACGGTGCTACAGATCAAGTTACCGTAACTGTTTTCGCTTGGGCGGAAGATGTTGTTCTTTCCGCTCCTACCTCCACAGATCCAGGTTCTTTGGCCCCACAATCTGGATTTGAAGCACAATCAGGTATGATGGGTAAGGCTAATGACGAATATGGGCAAGGTCCCGTGTCTCGTCCAGCCTCCCTTATAGCCAAAGCTGCGGGTGCATTGCAGAATGCCCCAATGATTGGCTCATACGCTAAGGCCACACAAATGGCTGCTTCGGCAGTCGCTGGCGTGGCGTCCCTCTTTGGGATGTCGCGACCAGCTATTATCCAGGATATTGTCCCCTATAAACCACTTTATGTGGGTAATATGGCAAATACTAATGCCGGGGATACCTCGATGCGACTGACCATGGACAGTAAGCAAGAATTAACTATCGACCCGACCACCGTCGGGCTGAATTCCATGGACGAGATGGCCATTGTGCCGCTCGCAATGCGCGAGTCATATCTCACCCAATTTCCTTGGGCCGTCGGCACACAGCCGGAGGTCCTCCTGTGGAATTGCAAGGTAACACCTGCTCTCTGGGACCAGAATGCGATTACGGTTCCCCCAGAAATTCACCTCACGCCGGCTGCGTGGGTTTCCCTACC